GACTACATCTTTGATTATGGACTCGCTAGGAATATGTCTAGATCTAAATCCGATCTGTCAGAGACAAAATTGTCTTACACGGTGTATTCTCCAAATTTACACAAAATGCGCAACGTGTCTTTAGTTCAAAGAATGGTTCCATTCGCAGATCAAATACAACTAGCACACTTAAAGATGCAGCAGGTTATGGCTAAAGCTAGACCAAAAGGAGCTGCTTTTGAAATAGGGTCTTTAGAGAATGTGTCTAAAGGTGACGGTGGAACATTTACCCCGCTAGAACTGCAGGAAATATACGATCAAACTGGTAATATATATTATAGGAGAATGGATGACGAAGGTAACGCAACAAATGCTGTACCTATCCAAGAACTTGAAAATGGTATCGGTAGAGATATGGTTCAATTAATACAGATATACCAGCATAATCTAAATATGATACGTGATGTGACGGGTGTTAATGAAGCTAGAGACGGTGCTAAACCTTCTAGTGAGGCTCTTGTAGGTATTCAAAAAATGCAGTTAATGGCTTCTAATAATGCCACTAGAGCTATAAATGATGGTTATTTAAAAATAGTTAAAGACACTGGAACCTCTATATGTTTAAAACTTCAAGATATAGTAGAGTACGATAAGCCAGTAAAAGGTTATATAAAAGCTATTGGAGAGTCTGTGATGAAAAATATTACAGTCAACAAAGATATATCCATACATGAGTTTGGTATAAGCATAGATGTAGAGCCTGATGTAGAGGATAAGGCGTTATTAGAGCAGTCTATACAAGTTTCATTGGCTCAAAAAGAATTAAGATTAGAAGATGCTATAGCTATAAGAGATGTTAGTAATGTTAAACTGGCAAATAGAATGCTTGTTCTAAGAAGAAAGAAATACCAAGCTGAACAGATGATGATGGCTCAACAGCAAATACAAGTTAATTCTCAACAACAGCAACAATCAGCAGCTATGACAGCTCAGATGAAGGAAAGGGAAATGCAAATGCAGATGCAGATAGATGCTAAAATGAAAGAGATGGATGCACAATTTGAAATGCAGAAAATGCAGATGGAGTATCAAATGAAAAATCAGTATGAAGATGCATCTCATCAAAGAAGAATGAAAGAGATACAAATGTCTAACTCTGGTAAAATAGAGGCTGGCAAAGCTCAGGGGAGATCAAGGGAGAAGACAGTAGCTAAAAGTGCACACTTCCAATCTAAGATGATTGAGCAAAGAAAGGGAACTGAAGGTCCAATACAGGATCCAGATATGATATTGGGAGTTTAAAAAAAAAGTGAAAATATTTGATTTATAGTTATAAATGAGTATTTTTGCAACTAGTAATAATTTAATTTAATATAATATGAAAGATGAAATGGGAGAAATTTTTGCCGAACAATTAGGCGGAGAGGTGGTTCCTAGTGATAATTCAGCTCAAGAAGCCATGGTTGTAGATTTAACTACTCCAAAGGAAGA